AAGCCCAAGGGATTCGACCACACGAAGTTCAGCAGGAGGAAAAAGCGGTGAGTAGCAAATGCGACAAGTGCGACAAAGATGCAGTTTCTGGACTGTTTATATCAGGAAGGATTAGGCATTATTGCCGTAAACATTTTAGATCAGTCAAGAAAAAGATCGAAAAGCAAGAGAGGCTTAGAAAACGATGAGTGATTATATTTCAGATGAGGAGTGGGCGAAGATAACGAGGCCGCCAACTCCATACGAGAAAGAGCAGCGAAAGGTTTATCAAAAGGCGAACGCGGAAAGACTAGCCATCGCCCACGGTATACAGAAGATTGACCCACTCGCTAAAGATAGCAACCCTTTCTTTAACGAACTCACAATCAAAACAAAGTTTGATTCAGAGTCGAACATGATAATCCAGGAAGAACCAGGAGCTATGGGGCAGATCATTCAGAGCCACATGAATCTGAGAGAGAAGGGTATTCGTGATGCTCTTATTGAAGCCGGGTGGACTCCTCCAGGATCAACATTTGTAGAAAGCTTGACAACTATTTCAAACCATCACGGCATATCTATTGGTGGTCACGGTTGCCATACGGTTCTTTTGAAGCAGGAAGAAAATAGCGGCGAGTACGTATATGAAGATGAAGATGAAATAATATGGAGGATATGACGATGAGTGAAAATCCAACAGACATATGCCCAACATGCAACAGGTCTAAAAGTGCAGTGCTTGAAGTGCTGGCAAACAATAGAGAACTCCTCTCCAAAGCGCTCCGGGCCATTTGCCTGATGCGTGACTACTGCCCGACCGACATGCCTGCCCTCGAAGGATATGAGTGGTTCGATGTTGGATCAGAAATTGCGGCGGCTATACCTCATGATGAGTGGGCGAGAGAGTTTAAGGCCCGGGTTGAGGTTGATCAGCATCATAGAAAGGTTGCCAAAACGTTGAGAGGCTATCTGTTCTCAAAGAATCCATATGCAGCGTGCGAAACACCAATGTTCAGCGTTCTTCCTGGCTTTCTTGGAATGATGGGATTCTCTGACATCGAACAGCGTCTATTGATTAGGAGTAATGCAGTTCATATCACCGATGAGATACTTACCGAGCAAGATAAGGCTAAGGTTTTTGAAGAACATGAGGTAACTGATGGAGGATTTCATGATGTGTGCATTAAAGTGCTCAATCAGAAAACAGAACACCTAGAGGTAAATGGCGATTGCACCATAAGTGATCCCGACGACCTACTTGGGCTTAAAGATAAACAAAAACCAAACGAGAAGGAGTAGTAAGTAATGACTGAAGAAATGAACAACGACATGATGGAGCTCGCGAAGAAACACCTGCCAGCACAGGTATGTGGCGAGTTGAAGGAACAGTTGGAATCTCTTTCAGAACTCAGAGAAGAGAACGCAAGGCTTAAGGCAAGCGAGAAACGACTGGAGGCCAAGGTTGATAAGATTTGTAACTTTGAAGTTCGCTTGAGTGACCTTAATGCCGCAGAAAAAACACTTCTCTCAGACCAGATACAACTAAGTGAGGAGCGTCAAGCATTCATGGTCAACAAAAAGGTCTACGAGCTTGAGCAGCAACTCAAAGCACAGCAGAATATTTCAGCAAATGCTATGCAGATCAATTCTAACCTGGCTCGCAATGTTGAGTTCCGGAAGAGTATCTATAATAATAAGTCTGATGATGCCTATACAGACATAAACGGTCAATATGTTAACCCTAAGTCATCGTCTGAAAGCATCACTGAAACAACTGAAATAGACTAAACAGGAGAACAGTAAGCATGAAAACCTACATCGGAACTAAAATCATCAAGGCTCAAGTTATGTCTGCTGAAGATGCGACTGTAAAGCTTGGGCGAAAACTGACACTCGACAACGCAAAGGCAGAGATCGCAACTGTAGGCGATGGCGTAATGGAGTATCACCCTGGATACCTCGTTGAGTATCATGATGGGTATAAGTCGTGGTCACCTAAAGAGCAGTTTGAAGAGGCGTATCACCTTATGACCGGAAATACGGACAGTTTAGGCGATTTATTAGCGGAGTGTTATCAGATTCTTGGCGGACAAGAAGGAGCTGACGTTAAGTTGCTTGACGGTCTATGTAAGGCTATGAATGATTGTCAAAAGCGATCTGAGGCATAACCAAAAGGTAGGGAGTTTCGCACTATGAATTTCCCTACCTTTCAACATGAGGAAGTAGTATGAACAAACTTGAGCTATCCGTCGCCTTTTTCTTCTTCTGCTGCTGCATGTGGCCGGTGGCTAAACATTTAATTGAAGAATGGAGGAAGAAGTAGCAATGTCAGCACCAATGCCATTTGCCAAGTACCAAGCGCTTCTGAAAAAACAGCGCGGGCTTGCTCCTGTCCAGAAGGCGAATGTCAAGAACCAGGTACTTATGGCAGGCTTGCAATCAACAGCCAGACAGTCAGGATTGCATTTCATGGAGTATTGTTGGCAGCAACCTAACAATCCATTGGTAGTCGGTAAGCATACCAGAGAGATTGCAGATATACTTGACAATGCGATGGAGAATTTCAAGAATGGAATATCCACATATATCTCTATTGCAGTACCTTACAGACATGGAAAATCGGATCAATCATCTAGATTCCTGCCTGCGCGATTCGTTGGAGAGTTCCCCGATGAGAATGTAATTGTAGGTACGTATGCTTCATCATTGTCAGAGAAGTTTAGTCGTGCAACCAAGCGAATAATGGACAGTGACGCATATAAAGAGCTGTATGAAACGAGACTAAGCAAGAAGACTGACAGCTCTAAAGTTAGGGCTATCGAAGATCACAACGGGGAAATGATTTACGTTGGGGCTGATGGTGGTGCAACTGGTAATGGTGCATCTCTCCTGGTTATCGATGACTTCTTTAAGAACCGTAAAGAGGCAGAATCGGAGACATTGAGAAATAGCCGGTGGGAATCGTTCTCGAATGACTTCTTTTCCCGACTCGGACCCGTTCATATCGTTATTGTGTTGAACACCAGGTGGCATGTTGACGACATCTCAGGACGAATAAAGAACCGCAATGATGAATCACACGACGAATACGATCCGCTATTTCCGAAGTTTGAGCAGGTCGTATTTCCAGCAATGAATGAAGATGGCACGTACCTCTTCCCGGAGCGATACGATAATCACTGGTATCAGGTTCAGTTCGCTATGCTTGGAGGTGTGAATAGTTACGCGGCTAATTGTTTGCTCCAGGGAGATCCGACCACTAAGGGCGGTAATATGATAAAGACTGAGCATATCAATTACAACGCTGAAATGCCAGACGATCTATTTTATGTGCGCGCATGGGATTTAGCTTCAACCGAAGAAGAGCGAAACAGTCAAGATCCAGATTATACTTTCGGCATTTGTCTTGCGGTACGTCAAAAGACTGTGCGCGATCTATTGGGGAAAACAATACTTAACGATACCGGCGAGCCAGTCAGGATATACTCTATTTACATCGACGATGGCAAATATTGCAAAGAAGAAGCCCCGAAGCGTGACGCGATGATACGCGCAACAGCATTGGAGGATGGCGCGGAAGTGTGGCAGGGCACAGAGTCGGTTGCCGGGTATAAAGACAAGTATACACTGCTAAAGAAAGCTCTTGACGGAATCCGGGTAGTGCGAAAGATTACACTCAAAGGAGACAAGGTTATAAGGGCATCAGTTCTTGAGCCAATATTCCTGATGGGCAACGTATACATCAACGGCAGTCAAAATGATCCCTGGGTTGCCATGTTGATCAAACATATTTCAGAGTTCCCAAACGGTGCACACGATGACGGAATTGACGCGCTTGTGAACGCTTTTAACCTCGCGTTGCAGAGAGCATCCGAGTCTGGTGTCAGTTCTGGCACATCAACAATAAACGGAGATGACCCAATTTGGGGAGATACAGCGGTATGAATGCAGAAGAGTTGGTAGAATTGCAAATGAAGCGATTGAGTGGAAAGCAATGTATTGTATGCGGAAAGCGCTTCGAGTACACCCATGACTCTCGCGAGTTCTGCAAGGAAGATTGCTATCTAGAATACAATAAAGACAAGAAGTTAATTAAAGAGCTTAAAAGCGCGCTAAAAGATATTATCGCCATCAGTGACAGAAAGCATGACGCATGGGACAAAGCTAAGGAGTTGATAGGAAATGAATAAAACAATAGTTCCACCGATACGTCAGCAGATGGACATGAAGACTCATGAGGTTCGGCTTTGGTTCGATCCGAAGAAAAGCGTTGCACCTGACGGGCGTTACAGAATGCTTGGCGGCATGTTCCTTCCGTCGAACGTTAAGACTGACGAAGGGCATAACAGAATACGCGGCTATGCGTTAATGGCCGGGCGTAATGTTGACACGAATATCACCTACATATTTGATGAGACTGAATGGGTGACGGTTGATCATATCCTTGATGAAGCAGACGGTTCGGTTATCTCTGAAGGTGTCGTTACGTGGCTGCTTAAGATCTGGAATCAGTATTATGCGAACACTTATTGCCATCGACAAGATGACGAGACTTTATTTCGCTATCAACTTGATTTTAACCGATGCTCAATGCTTCAGCCAAAAGCGTCTTTTCTTGATGCAGAGTGGAATGATGACTCTCAGCCGATAAGCTTGATTGACCGCGAATTAATGCTTTCGCGGCTTTATCGTCGTCGTGATAGTATCATAACAAGAGAATTAGACCAATTTCGTGCAACACCAGATATTGACCCTAAAAATATGCCTGCTGTGCATTCCCTGATGTGCTGTCTTTCTACACTTGATAGATATTGGGCTTGACATTAAGCGACTATGTGTGTACAATTATTGCATAGCGCTTAACATAATATGATCATCAATTTTCAGGAGGTCCATGCATGGCCGCAACCAAAACAGACAAGCCGGTTTCCCCACTGGCGGAATATCTTATCGATGTTCTGTATAGCCGCTGGTCATCTGACCGCCAAGATTTGGAAACCAAATGGGAACAAAACGATTTAACAATACGCAGGATACGACAAAGTAACTGGAAGAAAGGCGAAGGTGAAGATTGGAGGGCAAATACTTCGATCGGGGCAGTAAAGCAGAAACTATTAACCGGAGTCGCGCTAGTTCTGGATCACGTTCTCGAAGGTGGAATTCTTAATGCCGGATTAAAGGTTAATGAGCTTTGGGAAGATTTAACCACTGAGCAACACGACGAACACGCTGAAGACCTTGACCATGCAAACCGACAACTTCAAACAATGTTTGCGCTGGGTAAAATCGACAAGCCAACGATGAAGGCTGTATTTTCTTCAGGCAAGTACGGAATGGCCTGGGGTGCGTATTACACTGACACAATAAAACGCGCAGAGTATCAGCCTGTAGAGTATGAATTTGACGTAGAAGACCAAGAAGACCAACGATTTGAGCGCGTTGTACATGAGATAGAAACACCTATGGTCGAATGGGTGCCGGTGTGGGAAATGTTTTGGGATATGTCAGAGGATGATATCCGCAAGGGCGATGGGCTTTGTCGAGAACAGAATATAACAGCTTACAAACTACGCGAATATGCAAAGAATGGCGAGGGGTGGATTGATCCGATAATCGAACAAGTTATCGACGAAAGCAAGTCAAGCGACCACGAGGGAGAGTCTGATGATTGTAACGTTGCCCCGGGACGTCGAAACCTTGAGTATACGAATAGCAATATCAAGTTCCGTGAATTTCGTTGCAGGGTTCCAAAGAAAATCATCATCGATTATCAAAAAGACTTCATAAGTGAAAAGGCTCCTGACTTTGATGGCGGCTTTGATACGATTGATGAGACCGATGGAAACGAGCAAGAGATTCTATCGGTTGTAGCTAACAATATGGTTGTTCGCTTCCTTCCAGTTGATGACGACATCGACCTGCGTAAATACTATAAATTCAATTGGGAAGATGACCTTGATCATGATCATGGCGTTGGAATTGCTGACAATGGATACCAGGCACAAGAAATTCTCAACGGTGCATTCAATGCATTTCAGGACAATAAAAAGCTTTCCGGAGACATCCAAGGGTTTTATTCTCCATTCCATTTCAATGATGATGAGGATATGACGATACAGCCTGGTAAGTTCAGGCCAACTAAAGAAACGTGCCGCGATGCCAAGGATGCAGTTCACCAATTACAATTTGCTGATACCGGCGAGAGTTTAATCAGCGTTATCAGACTTGCTCAGGAAATGCTTGACGACGAGACTAATATACCAAAACAATCGCAAGGTGCATTAGGCGTATCAAATCCAGACACCGCCTATCAAGCAAGTCAATTAGCTGAGAAAGCAGGAAAGTATATTGCAGGCGTCATCAGGAATGTTGATAACGACTGGACAGAGCCTATCGCCAGTGATTATTTTGAATTTATGATGATGGACCCGAAAAACACTGTTGCTAAAGGAAACTTCGTTGCAATCGCCAAGGGATACCAGAGCTTCCAGGATAAGGTTGTTAGAGTTCAGAAACTTATGCAACTGCTAAATATAGTACTCAGCAACGAGACCGTTGAGGGCATGGTTCGCGTTATGAAATTACTTGAGGAAGTTCTTAGGGCTAACGATATTGATCCCGATGAAGTCCTATTTTCGCAAGAAGAATATCTTAAAAAGATGCAGGCCGAAGAAGAGCGCCAACAGCAGATTGCCATCGAAGTTGAGAAGGCTAAGAATGATCCAGAAATGGTAGAGCTCGACAAGGAAAAGACCGCAGCCGAGATATCCGAAATTGAGAACGACGGAAGGCGTGCAGACGAAGAGCTTGAGCTTAAAAGAATGGAACTTTTGGCAAATCAACGAAATGAACAACAAGGAGTAGCAGATGAGTAATGACCAGACAGTTGAGATCGCAGCCTATGACATGGGCTATTTTCCAGAGACACAAGATGAATCGACCGAGATAGGCAAGAGAATGGTGGCAAAGCAATTCATTGCCATCAAGAAACTTATCGAGGGTGCATTTCAAGATGTGTTTCATAAGAATTGGGAAGAATCTTTTATGGCCGATTGCACACGACTTCCAGTAGATGATAAAGAAGTTGTCATGTACAAAAATCGTCCATTCCTGGAACTTGGCGAGATGGAAGAAGATTTTGCAATGAAAAACGGGACTCAGCATTTAATCATCAATCAAAACTATCGGGTATTATAATGACAATAACAGTAACCAATAATCCAATACTACTTGACATATTAGCTATTGCTGGTGATACGCTAGACAACTGGTCTATAAAGTTTGCTGATTCAGATGGTGTAGCTTATGACATATCAACTTTCGACTTCTATTTTGTCGTAAAAAAGAGTTACAAAACTGCCGACTCGGAAGCAGTAGTGTCCAAAGCCCCCGCCGACGCCGTGAAATCGGACAGTGGATCTGGAGTTGTAGATACTTTGTCATTTCCGCTTACCCCCGCAGAAACTGAGTTCGCACCAGGAAAATATGTTCATGCGATTAAGCTTCTTGACGGTACAGATGAAAGGACATGGGTAGAGGGATTATTTACCCTAACTCAGAGAAGGATTGACACTATATAATGTCTAATGCAATCTTGTCAAGCTTGGTGGTTGAAGCCGTCGTAAATGAACAAACGAACGGAGAGGTCACATTATCCCTACTTACAGAGGTACAGGCTCGATTAGACCAGACAAGCGTTACTGTTACCCTTACCGGAGCAACTTCCGTCAATCTCATCACGCAACGTGCGGAAATTGAGGGTCAATTTAAGGTTGCATACCTAACGGACTACACAGAATTGACCAAGGTTGGCGACAAGTTAACCCAAGTAGACGTCTGGGACACCGCAGCCAAAGCGACAAAGCTTTTTACAAAAATTCTCCAATACAGTGATGATCAGATAACATCCACATCTCTTACTGATGAGGTGCGTGGTGCTGTCCTTACAAAAACATTTACCTATTCGGGCGACGACCTGATAGACATAACGAAGGTAATATCATGAGTTTCTCATATTCAGGTCCGACTTTAAGCGGTGTTGTAGCAACAAGAGGGGATAATATATAATGGCAATAACATTTACTGGAAATAAATACACGGGCACACTGACTAGTGTAGGCACAGCCGCACTAACAGATTCAGGTGCATCGTTCTCTAGTGGTGATTTTAATACCCCTAGAATGGCTTATCTCTATCGGTCGGGTGATTTAATTGGCTTGGCACGTGTTTCATCGTTTTCAAGTGCAACTGTTTTGAACCTTGCACATCCATTTTTTGATTATGATGGCGATGAGGTAACACAGGTTAATGGCGATACTTACTATATTTCTCAAACA